CGAGATCCGATATACGGACCTCCTTCTCACACTCGACATAGTCGCGCATTGCACCCCTCGTCCTTGCATCACTGCAAGGAAGAAGGATCTTGCTGAACATCAGCGTTAGCTGACGTACAGCTCGAATTGCATCTATGCACGGCTCATCGAGCAACGTGCCACTAGCACGGTCGAACACACGATCGAGGAAACCTCCTAGAAATAGGGGGAGACCTGCTCTCCAGGTATGACCCTGGAAGAGATCGCGATCGACCCGACCTCGTTCTAGACCTTTTTGGAGGTCTTTTCCGAATTCGGGTAGGGTTATCGTTAGAAACGACAACCCCTCATGTTCGCACCGACGCTGGACTGTTTTGCAGTCCAGGGTGGCGCTAGTGCAACAGATGCTCGCACACTCGTGTGCGAGCGTTTTCCAGAGCAACATCAGGCTTTTCAAAGCCCCTCCTTAAATAGAGGTGGTCTTTCCTTAGCCCGGTGTTTGCGTGAGCTGGAATGGAGGGGGACAGCATGTCCACCCTCCATCCAACACGGCCATCGATCTCAATCGATCCTGAGGATAGTATCCTCAGGGCCAACGAGATATCGACCTGACGATCCTGAAGGCCGCCACGGCAAGGACAAGGACAAATTCAATTGTCTTCTTATCCGTGCTTCGGCGCCCGTAGAATCGTTTAACTGTCTCCTTACTCCCTGTAGGAGTCGGCTTTGCCATGTTTGGCTCAGCTTTCTCCCCCAAGGAGCTTGGTGATCAGCAGGTCCGAAGAAGCGGTATACATGGACTTGAAGCCCGTGTAGACCGCCAAGGCCTCGGCATTCGTGTACCCGACGACTGGAAGGTCGAAGACCATGTAATTTGACATGGACACTTTGACATTCTGCGCCGGAATATACGGATCCGAAGTCACCTTCGAATGGTCAACCCGAAGGACCCGTCTTGTCCGCCGTCCGTAAACGGAAGAGGCTGACAGGTCGATGAGTCCATCCGCACTCGTATAGGTCCCCTCGTTCTTGCCCGTACTTGTTTTGGGCAGAGGCGTGGTGACCGCCGAGATTGTGATGGACTGTGGGTCGGCAAACGCCATAGGCGTGCTCTCTTTCTATGGACATCATGTCCACATGGTGTTTTAGTAGTACAACTACTAACTGCTCCGGCTAAGGCCGAGAGCAGCAGCAATGGAGAGTTGGAACGAAGACAAACCGTTCCAATCGACCCCAAATCCGAAGGGGTTAGCCTGTACTCTCTTTTTGGTCTCTGTTACGAGAACCAGAGGGGGTACAGTCATGTCGAGCTTACCGGTAATACCGGAGGGCCCAACATGGCTATAGGTATGTTTCACAATGGTGGTTTCCATCATGTACCCATAGCGCATAACCAGACCATTGGCAGCGAATGCGTTGAGATTATGAAGATAATCTCCCGTATTCGTAAACCAATCGATGGCCCAGCTCCAGGGGGTGAGGTTCCAGAGTGTTTCTGGAGATAGAGGGCTTCCTAGAAGCTTCTCAGCTTCTTGCGCCGCCCTACCAAGTGCCAACCGACTGTCTGAATCGGAAGGCAAGTGGTAGGTGAACGCGCCGGAAAACCACCTATCTCGGAAGGTCTCCACCTTCCGGACCACATTTCCCCTATGGCTCGAGTCATCTATAGCATTGCTGGTGCCTGCGGCATAGCCGAGGCCCACGCCAGTACTATAGATGCTCTCACTCGAGTCATATGTAGATGGGAACTTGTACTTCCTGCGGACTACCTTTCCACTATCGCGCTCATACTGAGAGATAACAGAATGAGCACGAGTGGCGGCCTTACCTAGAGAGGTAAGGTCGCTAACGAGAGGTAGCCATCCAAAAGCAAGGTTGAGAAATTCATCTCCAGCCAACTTGGCTGCCTTGATTCTGGATTCCAACACCCGTGTTAGAGGCAAATAGGGCAAACCGTCCCTATAAGTCTCGCCCACGGCTGTGGACAGGTCGGACAAGGAGTTCGTAGGCTCGCATCTCGCGATAGCTGTTGTTCCCAAAACCCGCAGAGCGGAATCTGTACTAGATCCGTCTGCAGGGAATGGCAGTCTACCGTTATTGACACCGCCTACGGCGTCCGATACCCTAAAGGGACCAGAATACGAGAAGTATATCTGATTCCCAAAGGGATGCTTGGTTGCAGTATCATAGTGGAAGGGGTTACCCTCCACGTACTGCTTGGTCGTATAAAACGGCCCACCAAGATCACCGGCCAACCCTTGTGAGGGTGGCCAGTGATGACCCTCCGACACAGTGATCTGTGTCCCACGATGGTCGTACATTCCCGAAGCGGAAAGTGAAGGTTTGGCAGGAGGATTTACAAAGTATATGTAAGTCTTCCTAGTCTCACCAACACTTCGTTTCCGGGTTGTACTTCCTTGTGGCATCTACAGCTCCTTCTTCCTATACACACTTACGTGTGTAGGTGGATGTTGCACTGCGTGTGGCTGCGTCTCTCGACG